AGAATACTTCGCGTTTCCGCGGAGTCCGTCAGCAGTCGCACCGGGTCCGTGCCGTGGGACAATGAGGAAGTGACTGGATGGATCGACGAGTTCGCGTTTGAACTTGCCGACCGTACCGGTTTTCTGCCCCAGAGGGTCATCGAATTTGATGGTCCTCCCGTTGTTTTTGATGAACCCGAAGATTGACATCAACGGGTCAACGGATGTCCTGCGCATAGGGTGGTTCGCGTCTTCCGACGCGTTCCACTCGTGGGCAAGCTGCTGTGTGTTGGTTAAACTTCTCTCGACATGAGAGAACACATCAGCCCACAGGAGCGTCGACGCCTTTCGGAAGTGGGGGAAGATCTCCTCCAGGCTACGAGTGTCGATCGCTTTCAGTTCTGCCTCAATCTCGATGTACCGCCGCATGGCACGGAACGTTCGTGCTGGAGTGCACTCGCGCTCAACCTTGCCGAACACCAGCGTTAGCTGGCGAACGACTCGGATGCAATCCACACTTGGTTCATCGAGCAGAGCTCCACTAGAGTCGAAGATCTGGTCCAGGAAACCCCGTAGGAATACGGGGAGACCGCCTCGCCGGCGAAAGCCAGCAAAGAGGTCGGGACCAATTCTCCCAAGTTCGAGGGACCTCTCCAGGTCCTTCCCAAACTGGGGAAGGGTGATTGTTAAGAAACTCTCACCCTCACACTCGACTCGATCCGCGACAGTTTGATAATCGCGGATGGCGCTAGTGCTACACCAGATGGCCGCTTCATTGGCCATCTCTCTCCACAGAGCATTCAAGCTTTTCATCATCTGCTCCCATCAAGGGGCTAGGTGAGTCTCTAGCTAGATGCGCTTGACGCGTGCTGTATCTCTACAACCACTTCTGCCAGTTGTGAAACAAGCGGATGTGGCACCACCCTGCCCACTTATGGAAAGGGACGAGGTAGGAACACACGACGAAGAGTGAGGTGATCAGTCTCACTCAGCTCTCACCACCCAAAAGCTTGGTGATGGCAGCTCCGGACGAGGCAGCAAGATAGGTGATAAACCCGTCAATAAGCTGCTTCTGCTGGACGATCGTCAGCCCCACGTTCGGGGTGCGCGTCACGAGCCAGACAGAATCCTGCACCTCATAGTTCGACCCCGTAGTAAAAGGGTCGGCCACAGTGGTGCGGCGGTCAAAACGGATGAGACGCTGGTTCTGCTTACCCAGAGTATGGGCAATAGACAGAGCGTGCGACCCATCGTCCTTACGGAAGGCCCCGCGATTTACGCCGGACTCCGTTCGCGCCATGCTTTGTGCAACGGCGTTGACTGTGATCGAAACTGGTTCAACGAACATCTAGCTTCTCCTGTGTTGAGGGACTGCGCGAAATGCGCAGACATGGATGGAAAACCCCACTCTTGTTAGGGAGTGGAGCCAATCTACCGGAAAGTCCGGTAGCCATGCGTGTGTCGGATTTACCACCGGGACATGCCCAATGCACCAACAACGGCCAGCTGCTTCGCCGATAAAGACGAGTAAGCTACGCCGAATCCGAAAGGTGTTGCGGGGCGCCGAGTTTTAGTTTCGGTGCTGAACGTATGTGTCTGGGGCTGACCGGCGTAAACGCCGAAGTCCTGCACAGTCCGTCCACAATGGGACATGATGTACCCATGCCGCAATACCAGGCCGTCGGTTCCTAGCGCGGAGATATTATGCATTACGTCTCCGGTGTTGGAAAACCAATCCGCGGCCCAGCTCCACGGGCTGAGGTTCCAAAGAACCTCGGGCGATAGATCTACACCCAGTAACTTCCGGGCGTAGCTACCGTATCGACGCACTTTCGCGTCGACACTGCCGCCAACAGGTAACTTGTACCTGTATTCCGCCTCGAACCAAGTTTTTCGGAACGAGTTGGACCAGCGGCCCCCACCTGTGAAGAATCCGTCAGCAGGAGTCATACCGAAGCTGCAAGCAGCTGCGCGTGACTCCTCTTCTGCCGGCCACTCATAGGATCTCTGGATGAAGCGATTTTGACCCTCCTGATAATCACGGATGATCTGATCGTGGTTGTCAACCACACTCGCGAAATCGCGAATGCTTCTAACCAGAGGGAGCCAACCGAACTCCAGGTTAAGATACTCCGAGCCTGCCTTTTTGGCCAGTCTCGTAGTCTCCATTGCCTGGGCGCCCGGAAGATTCGGGATACCCTCCATGCGCAGCTCACCAATGGCTGTGGCAAGATCAAACGCAGGGTTCGTCGGTTCAGTCTTCGCGATGGCAGTTGTGCCCATCGCATCTAACTCAACGTCAGAGTGGGACGAAAAAGCCGGTGCTTCAGTGACCGGCGATGTCGGTGTCGAGATGCGGACCGTACCTTCACCAAGCGGGGAACCCCCGCCAGTGACTTTACGGTTCTCTACCGCATCGGGAGAAAAGGTGTTTATAGTCCTGTTCAAATACCAGGGCCCACCTCCACTCCAACCATTGCCTCTCCTACTATGAGATATAGTATATTCGGACTCAGTACTACCGAGCCCAACGGAGAGGTACGGTTCCCAAGGGACGAAAACTGAAGTGCGTCTACGGCCTGAAACAGCGCCGGAAACCCACGAACGAGTCTTTCTCTTGGTCGTCGACATATCCATCCTTG